GACAGTCCCTAACTGTGCCTGGATTAATTGCTTCAACTGCTTCTCCACTCAACGTTTTATATTTAGTCTTAAGATTCTTTTTAGATTTGACAAATAGAGTCGGGAAGAACTCATCACGATGTTCATACCTTCTACCATTCTCAACTCCACGAACCAGAAATTGATTCCCGATTAGTTGGACATTGGTATAAAATTTCATTTAGTAAGATCTAGGTATTTTTCAAGTAGGGTAGGGGTTGGATCTGCAAGAGTAAGTATCTTATCAGAACTAATCATGAATATATCATCCTTAGTTACAGAAAGCAACCAAGGTTCTAAAGTTTGATCTTCTTTAATTGTAAATGGATTTACCATTTTACAATCTGGTGCTCCTATATCAACAGCAGCAACCTCAACTAACTCACTTATCAGAATCTGATTTGTTGTTAGATACAGAATTTTTACTGTTTGGTCCATTTACTACATCCTCAATGTACATTTCTTTTAATTTTGCTGTGGGTTCAACCATTGTGATTAACCAATCAGCAGTCACAGGAATTCTTGTTTCTGATGATAAAGGCATCCAAGGAAAAAGAGATACCTCAAATCCTGCTTTTTTTGTGTTGCCATCAGGTGCTTGTGATTGAGGATTCCTCATTTTTACAACACATGGTTTGTCAAAAAAGTATCCAACAACTTTACTATTTGGTTCATCATCACCAATTCTCATTTCAGTGATGTCAGTTATAATGTCTTCTCCCGACTTAAGGAGAGCCAATTTAATTGTCATAATTTAAGTCCAACGTGTAACTGTTAATTCTATGGAGTTATCATCCATCTCCCATTCCTCTTCAACTTGGAATCCCATTTCATTTATTGTATTATGAACTGTCATTCTAGCATACTGTTGTGTAACTTTGTCAAGAAATCTTGCTGGTGGAACAGGATCTTTCCAAGTTTGTATATCTGCTACTAGTTCATATACACCTTCTTGGTTTAAACGAAATCCAATATCATTACCAATAGAAACATCAACCTTTACTTTTTCGTGTTGATGATCAAGGGGATTTATTAATTCCTTATTCTCTTGAACATCATACTGAAGAAGTTCTAATGCTTCAATCAACTGTGGTTTGTGTTTGATCTTGGTTTTGACTGTGCTGAAGTGCGACATTGTTAGAATAGAATTCGGGTTTAAATTGACGGGTTTCTAAAGTTCCTAGTTTCTCCTCTATTTGTTTAGTAAGTTCTACACATTGATGAGAAGTAAAACCAGTAGCCTCTTCAGTTACATGACCGTCCTGTCTAATGGTAAACTTTAGTTTTTGTTGTTCAGACATAATTAAAATGAATGATGGTGAGTGTCTATATCTCCATGTTCAATATTATCTATACTTTCAATATGACCATGATCTATATCTATATGCCATTTCTTTTCAAGTGCAACAGCAATTCTTTCGAGTGCTGATGCTATTCTAGTGAACTCTTCACTCATAACAAAAAAGCATTTGGACATATTATAGTAATAAAAATGAGTTCCGTCAAGGAACCCATTTCATCCATCTAGAACCATTTTGTTTATCTTGAAGTATTCGCAACTCGGTTAACTCACTTTTTGATCCTAGCACACCAAAAGGAAAAGAATTAAAAGATAATGATATTCTATTTTCTTCTCCTCCTACAGCATCAACCTCATGAGGTAAATTTGAAGGAAATAAAAATAAATTTCCCGTGCTTACTGGAACTCTCCATCTATTTGAATTAAAATTATTAAATTTTTTAACACGATCTTGTAAATTAATTGCACTAGAAAAAAGATAATCATTAGTAAATAGAATACTATCTAAATTTGGATCTGCTTTTATATAAAAAACTCCTGATATTAAACTATTTGAGTGAGTATGCTTATAATGTCCACCAGAATCTGGTTTTGATAAATTTAACCAAGATTGAGTTATCTTAAATGATAAATCATTCTCCAATTCACCACCTACTAAAACATTTTCAACATAATCATTAATGGCACTTTCAATAAATTTTTTTAACTTTGGTAAATCATTATTATCCAAAATATAATTTTCTTTACTTATAAATCTGTTATAAGAACATGTAGGTTCTAAATCATTTAAATAGTGATCAAATATTTTATTTTCATCATTACTTATTTCACCATAATCAAATTTCATTAAGGGAATTGAAAATAAATTATGGAGATTATAATTATTCATAATAATTTTTATGTATAGAAATTATAACAATAAAAAAGACCCCTGTAAAGGGGTCTTATCCATCTCGAACTCATTAGTATTTAGTCGCAGTAAACTAAACAATGTGAATTAGTCGGATGATTTCTACATTCTTGTTCCCAGTAATTTTCTACTGGAAGATTGTAGTTGAAGTCGTGCATCCTGCGGATGTCACTCATAGCGTTTTTAATAACGCTGAATGGAGTAGTGAGT